TTACAGACGATCGGCATGGTGTAGCTGAACAAACTTATCCCACAACTGCTCGTTACTTTCAACCCAATCGGGGTCGGCAGAAATCGTATTATCAATAGGGCAAACCAGCTGACAGGTTGGCGTTTCGTAATGACCTACACACTCAGTACAGCGCATCGGATCAATTTGATAGATTTCTGCACCCATGGAGATTGCCTCATTCGGGCATTCCGGTTCGCACATATCGCAATTGATACAGCGTTTAGTAATCAATAAAGCCATTTCAGTAACTTACCTTTTTAATCTTTTTAAATCATGCAGTTAATAGTGTTTTTTATTCCGTACAATTGCGAACATATTGTATGTTTGTACAGTATAATATACATTGAGAAACCTAAGTTAGTAACACAAAACCGCAACACAAGCCGTTTTTTTTCATTAAAATACCCGCATGTGTGAGCTTGGGGTTTAGCGGGTTTCATACCAAGGAGTTTCGATGGTTCGCAATGTAACACAAAAGCTCGCAACCCCCAATAATGATGGTTTTTTAACCGCTCTAGCGAGGTGGGAGGCTTGCAAGCCTCCGTATACAAGCTCGCACATGAAGATCTGTGTTACTGCGGCAAAAGTAATACTCTCCCAGGTTGTTCAGCCACGGCGTTCTAAGTACGAAAAAGAGAGTTTTCTTCGTATCGATTTCAGTAAGGCGGGAAAGGTTACATTCTATGCCGAGTTCCCAAAAAAGATGGCACTCAAAGGCAAAAAGCTTGGTGAGTGGCCAGAAATGGCAATTCAGGTGGCAAGAGAGAAAGCAAAGGATTTATCTGAGGGTGGGTTGACTTCCGACTCGGTTCACAGCGTTATAAGAGCCTACGAAGCTGATTTAGCTTTGAAAGTGAGCCGGCATCGATTGGGAGAGGATAGTTATAGAACCTACCTCACAAGAACCAAAAACGTTTCTCTGGCCTTTAGTGATCGCGAAGTATTCAGTGGCATCACTTATCATCGACTCACTGACATTCTTGATGATTGGATTGCCACCAAAAGTAGCAATCAGGCTATTGAACTATTTGCTGAAATGCGTCGATTTTGGAAGTATTCATCCCCACTCTATAGCTGTGGAAAGAATATTGCCGCCAGCATTCCTGATGATTACATTTCATCAAGAGTCCAAAAGCCAACCGCTACCCGGCTATTTACAGATATTGAGTCCATCGCCAAACTTTGGATAAATATTGCCTCTTGTGCATCAGTTCACCAGAAGAACGCTATGCGGTTCATGATCCTGACAGGGGTCCGTCCAATCAATGTTTCAAATCTACGCTGGGATTATGTTGATAGCGATCTTGCTGAAATTATTTATCCCGCTGGTGTGACGGGCATGCGGGGGGCAATGAAAACCCAGAAAGAATTTAGACTGCCAGTGACGAATGAAATAAAACGAATACTTGAAGAGCAACTGGGGTGGGGAAGGTCTGTTGATAATTACAATAAAGAGTATGTTTTTCTTCAGCCCCGCGATTTGATGAAACCGTTCGCAAAGCGCTCATTGGATAAGCTGATTAAAACGTATAGCCCAGAGAATGCAGTGAAGGGGGTGATTCATGATGGCACCGTTAAGGGACGAGAGGGGGCGTTTAACACGATGTGTCGTAAGTTCTTGAAGAGCAATATCATTGCCCAGATGCGTTCTCGTGGTTATTCCCGCTCAGATACAAGAGAGATAAGCCAGCTCTGTATGCATCATTCTGACAAGGGAGCGGATCCGATGGGTGAGCATTACGATTTTTCAGATGAAATCCTTCATGAAGAAATGGCTTTAAAACGGCTGGCCTTTGAATCACATGAGGCCAGCATACTTACACAGGTTGCTTTAATTCGTAAGAGACTGAGTTAATACTTGCTCTTACACTTATCGATGAATGCGATAACATTACAGCGCTCATAGCGAACCAATTTATGAGTGAATCGAATGGGTGCCAATATTGCCTTGTGTCGATGATTAATATTCCAATCACGTAAGGTTTTTGTCGTAATACCTCCCAGCAGTATGCAAGTCTGCTCGGGGGTGAGCCAGTCGGGATTCGTGGTTTTCGTCTCGTTAATCATCATTCCCCGCCTTGCTTATCTGTAGGGTAAAACGTTGCTGAACACTCTGACGGATAGCCCGCCTGCCGGATCGCTATAGAGCACATAGCAATGGCGTGATTGTGAAACTTCGCGTAATCCAGTTCGTGTCCGCTGAGATTATCGACATCAATCAGGGGAGGGAGCATAACCGGTATTTTGATTGCTGCTTGCCATGCAACCCACATGTTATATGTTTGCTGCATTGCGTAATCACCACTTGTCACGCCTCGCTCAATGCATAATTTATTAGCCTTGCAAAACGCTTCAAACCGTTGGCGGCTAGTCATTGGCGCATACCTCCATCATGAAATCAGTGATAGTTGCTTTACCTATCATGGCCCACAAGTGCCAATGATCGTAGCAATCGCCTTCGTCCTCCGCTTCGGTAACCCGCTCGAATGGTTCATCATTCCACTTGCCTGTACATTTAAATTTCACAGGCTCACCTCCACTGTTAGCTCTTCGTATAGCGGCTCTGGTGTACCTCGGAAGCCGGGCTTAAGAGCGTCCTCTCGCGTTGTAAATAAGTTTCCAGCAATCTCCCAGTAGACCGGCTCGGCTGTTAAAGCTGATAGGGCTACTCGATGGCTGGATAAAACAAATTCAGCGTGTAGTTTCGCGCAGGGGTTGCCTGATGCTTTGTTTTTTTCCAGCCTTTCAATTTCAAACTGAAGCATTTCTATGTATTTTTGCTTGTTCATCACACTGCCCCTATCGCTTGTTGAACCACTCGATGGCCCTTTTTACGGGGCTTTTTAACCGACTTGAAACTTACCGGTGCTACCTTTGGTCGGGCTGGTGGTGCTTCATTTATCCCGTTCCGGATCCGGTACTTTGCTTTGGCTAACCAGTTGAGGTATTTCGTCCAGTCACATCCATCGTCAACAATCACAGTGGCCCGCACCTGGGTATCATTGATATCGGCTTGCTTACCCATTGGTGGGCTCCTTGCGGTATCCGCCTGACACCGTGACCTGTTCGGAGGTATGTGCAGAAGGAGCCGCGCCACGCAAGGCCTCAGAGTCATTTGTCCCGCTATCAACAAAATGCCACACTGCCAAAAGAGATGATTTATCGCTCATCGTGCACCCCCTGCCACCGTAGAACCCATGTCAGAACCCATGCTTTCCCATATTTCAATTCCTGTGTCTGTGACTGAGTTGTTTTCTTTCAGGCACTTAGTCAGCATCTCAATTGCTATTTTTTCCCACTGCAATAAATTCAGCTTTAAGGCTTCCAGATAGTAGGCATCAACCAAAGCACGAACCCCAGGCACACCACCGACAATCTCAATACGCAAAGGGAAGTCGCCAGTATCCACAATGAAGAAATCACCGCCGTTCTGTTGCTTCAAATGGTCATATATCGCTGCTGAATACTGGTTAGCCAGTGCGTTGAGTCGGAAATTTTTAGTGATGATTTTCATTATCCAATCTCCGGAAAGTCATTTATCCCTGCCCGGATCGGCATCACTACGAACTGAGGATTGCCGAACATGGTGCAAATTGACTTGTTGAACAGGAACCGACAGCCGGTTATTTTTCCGGACGGAGCCAGCTTCACGGGTATGATTTTTCGCTCACGGCAAAACATTTTGGACGGATAGGACATAAACTCCCCCTGAATTGCCGGGATAAAACTATTGTCAATAGTGGTTGGGATAACCCGATCCATATCAGGGAAGCGACCATCAAGCAGCCTGATAGCTGTAAAGCCGATGCGCTGGCCGGTAATGTCGCGGTGAACGGCTAGCGGATATTTGTTAAATACCAGCTCCGTCGTGTCGGCCTTGGCTGGAACTGCTCCGTCAAATTTCACGATGATGTTTTTGCGTGTATTGATGCCGTGTTCCATGCGCAGGGCTACATGGCCGTTTGTTGCCTCGATATATTTCGGCATGATGTGTACCCCTTCGAGGTAGTAGCGAGGGTCATTTTTAGCGACACATACGAGTGCGGCACGGAGTAGGCGGGTTTGAATCATCATTATTCTGCCTCCCCATTGTCGCTTTCAGATATCAAACGCAACGCAAAGCCACCGAACTCCGGGTGTTGCCATCGCTTCAGCTTTTTAGTGGGCGGTATTGACTCATCAAGCAATTTTTGAGCGGCAGCCATAAAGGATTCACGATTGACCAACAAGCATCCACGATCACCGTTGGTCAGACGGGTAGGTAAGTTGGAGAATGTAACCAGTCGGCGGCAAGTAGCGCCAGACAACCCACAGGCCCACGACAGATGCGATACAAGGGCGTATTCAGATTGGGCGCTATCCGGCTTATTGTGGCTGACCTGTAAGGCTTCTGGCGCAGGTGGTGCGATAGCTGCAACTGGTTCAGCAACGGGTTGATACTTCTGAATGCCAACAATCTCAATCACCGCTTTCATGGTTGCCGATGCGGTTGCTTCTGCCACAACGCGAGCCAGGGAAAGAATGTCATTGTTCATGCTGTTTTCCTGGGGTGCTGGCTGTACTGCGATGCGTGGTTGCTCCAGTTCTTCCTTCATAGCTCGCCATTGTTTAACCATCGACATACGACGGAGGGCGTCATAGCCAGTCGCAAGGCATTGCGAGTGTTCAAAGTCAAGAAAGTATTCCCAGGCATTAGGATTAGTCATATCGTAATGAACGCAACTAACCCCTTGATTCGTAAGGTTGAGCAGATTTGCGCTACGGATGTAGTCCTTATCTTCGCCCCCGTAAAGCTGCACAAGCATGACGCGAATATCACGACAGACTTCTTTGTGTTCTTTAAGGACTACCACCGCTATTTCACGGCTACCCATCATTGGGCTATTGCTATTTTTACTAATTAACTGACTCATTTTTTTAGTCCTCATTATTCTGAATAAACCCGCCATGCACCGAAGTGGCCTTTTCATTAGCAATCAGAACGCACTGTTCAAATTCTTCCGCTGTTACCCGTTGCCGTAATGCTTGAATCAAAAATTGGTCTTTCGAAATATGCAGGTTGATATTCCTTTCCTTTTCCTTCTGCCTTAAAACGGATAGTTGTCCGCAAATTTGAGTTCTGAACCAATGCCACGTTTTATGTGCAGTAGTGGCTCGGATATACCAATCACTGGACTTATCACTGGCTTTAGTTAGTTGTGATTCAATTCTGACTAGAGTGGCATTAGCAACATTCAATGCCTCAAGGTGGTCTGTAATTGTCAGTAGCGACCCAACATCAATGCGCTCCTGGTTGTTTGTTTTGCTTATCCCCATCACTTAAACCCCCAATTCTTTGTTGTATCGCTGGTGGCTCATTGCCTCCCAGTGCTGCCCACCGTCTTTCGATAACAACCGCCAGCGGTGGGTAATGCGTAAAGACAGATAGCCATGTTGATAGGTGCGGCGAGGGTGAACACCCCCACGGCGGTACCGGTTTAAAATCTGAGTGGCCCCGATGTAGATCCGTAGCGGTATGCGATTGCCTGATAGCGTCATGCTTTCACTGCACCGGTAGCTGGTTCGTCAGATACGCCGACGGACTGCTCTATTAGGTCGTCCATGAATGCATGCCTCATGGAGGACATAGCGCCCATTTTCTTTAGGCAGGATTGGTAGAGGGCCAGAATGCTGACGTGTGCCGCTGCTTTCCCTTGCCCCTCAATTGCCACTAATTCGAATTGCTCCAGCGCACGAGTTAATACTTCAGTGGTTAACTGAACTGAGGTGATTTTTCCCTTAGCTGATTTTTTAATTACGCAGGTGCTACCTGTTTTTCGCTGCAATGAATCCAGCTTTGCGGCTACCATTCGGTTACGATATCGGCCTATTAATTCCTGATTACTCATATTTGAATTACCTTTTTTCTGGCTTTCGGCGTAGGGATATCCCCAGCCGAAAGGCTGTAATTAAATTTTGTTTTACGATTACTTAATTAATAAGGTTTGGTTTTCATCAGCTCAACATGCTGGACATGCCATTTTTCATATTTCTTCTGCCATTTAAGCATTTCTCTTTGCTTGGTTAACAGGCGACGAATACGACGCATACAGCGATTATGGGCAGATATATATTCTGGTGATGGTTCGCCTCTATTCCAGTGAATGCATCCGTCAACTTGTTTGAATGTTTCCCCAATGCGAGAACTAACACCTGCACGTTTAAATACTTTTTCAGTCATGAAGTGAGCGAGGCGATTAATCGCAGTTTCACGGCTAAAGCATTTTTTACGGCGACCATGGCGCATAACGAAATAAACAGGTTCAGGCTTTAATTGGAATGCAACCTTGATACCGCCATCATCAATTAAATCGAATTCCCACTCTTCGAATCTGGCTGGGTCAATTTTTTCAATTTTCATTTCTTAGTGGCTCCTAATTTCTTGGCTATAAATAACTCGACCTATAATCATAAGCTCGCTGAGACTATCACTTGCAATCTCGAAACTTTGATAGAACCGATTAGACGGTAGAACCCAAACATTATTACGGATGAACTGGAGTCGCTTAACCATGAAAGTACCGTCAAGAAAGAAAGCAAAAATACCATCTTCAAAATAACGAATTGGTGTTGTATCTATAATGACCTTATCGCGACACTCGATTTCACCTGTCATTGTGTCGTCGGGCATTATTGCCATAAATTTGTTTTGCTCGACGAAGGTAAATAGGCTCGGGTTATATGCTTTCCCATGCTCGATAATTGAGGCGTTAAAGTTACACAAGGTGGGTACGGATAAATTATTCATTTTTTACTTTCCTTGTATTCCTTAAAAATATAATCGGCTAGTTTACTATTAGCTGAGATCATCGCTTCTGGCACACCGTCTAATAGAGTTATAATTGCGCCGATTTTGTCAGAGATGTCGCTCTTGTTGCTGGTAGCGAGTTCAAGCCACATTGCTAAAACCGCTTGTGCTTGCCTCACCTGACAGGTGACATCTTCCAGTTGGTTAGATTTCATGATTCGCCACCCGCTGCGCTTGTTCCTCGATTAACCAACAAGTCACACCGCCTATCAGTTTGGCTAATAGGCTTGCAATGGCTGCTACTTCGCAGTCCTCTAATTCGCGAGGGGATACCTCCAATAAGAGACAGACCACCTCAGCCTGATGCGCCATTTCTGCCGCTTTTTCTAATGTGATTTCATGCGCCATAGGATAGCTCCAGCAGAGTAAATTCATGGATAAAACTACTGAGTGGATAGTTGTGAGTGGTTCCATGGTATTGCTCGTAGGAGAACGCTATGCGGTTACCTGTAAGCCCCTTAACAATGGCCGTCATTCCACAGTCATTTTTTGTATAACGGTCACCTATTGCTGGGCTTCGTTCGATACTCTCACCAGAGCGATTAATCAGATATTCAGTAACGGAATCTGCATACTCAGAAGACATATCAAGCAGCAGCTCAACTTCACAACGTGATAGCTCAGTCCATGAATAATTAAGTGCGCGAATTAGCGCACTCGTTTTCTGCGCATTAAGGAGGATACCCATAAGGTTTTTATTTTCCTGCTTAGACATGGCGCACCTCCTGACCTTCTGTAATTGAACGGCTGTGTACGAACCGATATTCGCCGGTAGATATATCAACAAAAGTGCAGATGTAATTGCCACGTGCATCACCAAGGCGCGGCATTGGACACTCGCACTTAATACCGTAAGCCTGTTTTAATAAATGACTGGCAACTTCCCAGCAATAACGAGACTGATTTTCTTTGGCGTACATTTGCGCGTTCAGCAACTTGCGTTTACTGATAAGGGTGATAGAATCCGCCCCAACCTTATTAAGACCTTCGCAGGCATTATTTAAGGCTAGGCTCTGGTGTTTGACTGGAATCGCCACCAGAGCCGAATTAACACGATTAGATAAGTTATTCATGGTTTAGCCTCTGATTTAACTTCAACCATTAAATCTTCAAGATATTTGCGAAGTTCAATTAATTTACAAAAGGCTAAGTTTGATAGTTCAAATTCATCTTCTTCGCTATCACCATCAAATGAAGCCCTTAATAAAACCTCACCCTGATATGCCATTATTTTGGCATTCTCAATTTTTGTTTTTAGGCTTGACACGGTTACCCCCAAAAATTAAACAATACTTTTCGCTCTGACTTATTACTTCCCTTACCTCATTGTTAGCAGATTTTAAGTCTTCAAAAATATCGATAAGCACATAGTGGTTACCGTTTCTTTTATAAAGAGCTCGAGTTATTTTAGGTGAAAATTCTGTTTCCAATAAAAATTGCCCGCAGCTAGATTCATTATTTATGCGTTTAATTAACTGGTAATCTAAAACCTTAGCCTTTTGTTTAACGCTGCCGGTAATACTTGCTGTCAATTGACTTAGACTATCCATCTTAACCCTCGGGTTTGTCTGCTGCGTGTTGATGAGTTAAAGATAAGGCAATAAAATACTTAATGCAATACACAAAGTTATAAAATATAGCTAATATTATATATGGCATTGAAATAAAAGAATAAATGCTAGGAGTTTTATTATAACTTTCTGTATTGCTCGGATTTTAGGCGAAAAAAAACCGACCATCAGATCGGTTTTTAGGTGTTTGCAGTGGTTCTATAGCAAAACTGAGTACCAGAAAACACGGCCCATAATTTCTAGATCGCGCTCATTGACGTTCTCATCTGCATACTCATCACGGTTATAGCTACGAATTACGACTACCCCTCCAGGGCGACGGTATAGCTGTTTGATTCGTTTCATTCCATCGGTGGCTATGGCGTATAATTTACCATCAATAATCGTTTTGTTGGCGCAATCAATAGCCACTGTGGTTCCATCTGGTATAACTGGCTCCATGCTGTTTCCACGGGCAGGGAAGCAAATTACATTCTCTTTCATGGCACCAACTCGACGCAAGGTTGCCTTAGAGAAGCGTATTTTATACCCATTATAGTCTTCATCACAGAAGCTACCATCACCTGCAGCAAGCTCTATATCCTTCAAGAATGGGACTTCGACTTCATCATCATCTAATGGGGTGTCGCTATCCCACACATCAACACTCTTCCATTCGCTAACTGGTGGGATTGATTCCTCATTTTTCCGTATGCCGCCTTCTAAATTTCGCATATCTCCCACTCCAGATAACAACCATTCCGGTTGCACCTTAAGAGCCTTTGCAATTTCAATAATTCTCCTACTGGTGTTTGTTTTTCCTGTCAATAGGCGATTGATAGCTGGCTGTGAAACGCCAACTTTGATTGCTAGTTCTGCCTGAGATATTTGCTCGGCATCCATTGCCTGCTGAAGGCGCTCTGCGAATGTATTTTTCATAACCTTAATCTATACCTTTTGTTATAAATCCTCAAATACATTAAGTTATTGCAATAAGTTATACAAGAGCATATTATTTGAGTTAAATATAACTTTTGGAATTAACCATGAATTGCCATATTCAAACTGCCATTGAGATTCTAGGAGGGCAAGCGGCTTTAGCGCGAGCCTGTGGTGTATCTCAGCCTGCGGTTTTCCGTTGGCTGCATGGTCGCCGAGTAAAAGCTGATCATGTTATGTCAATTGTAAAAGCAACAAATGGAGCGGTAAAGGCTCACCAAATCCGCCCTGACTTACCTGATACGTTCCCACACCCCGCTCAAGACTAACCCACAACAGGAAGGTAGTGATGAATAACCTAATTAGCAATAAACCATCAATGACCAGTCTTGATATCGCCGATTTAGCCAAAAGTCGCCATGCCGATGTGAAGCGCAGCATTGGGCGACTCAGTGATCGTGGAGTTATCCAACTCCCGCCAGTGGCTAAAGTTGAGGATAAACAATCAAATAGCCCCAACCGCTTTACTGATGTCTACCATTTCGAAGGCGACCAAGGCAAGCGTGACAGCATCGTTGTTGTTGCTCAACTCTGCCCTGAGTTCACCGCCCGTCTGGTCGATCGCTGGCGTGAGCTGGAAGAAGAACGTTGCCGCCCAAAATCACAGGCTGAACTTATCGCGGCAATGGCTATGGCTAACCTCGAACAAGAGCGCCGCCTGAACCATGTTGAGGATCGGGTTGTAGCTGTTACCGAAACCATCGAGAAAATCAAACGTGGTTCGATTCCGGTTGGCTGGGTGGGTTATTCACTGCTTAAGACCAAATCCGGCATGAGCGTCCCCAAGTGTAAGAACCTTGTTAACGCGTACCGCATCCCTACAGACACCATCACCATCATGACACCTGACGGTCAGCCTCGCCCGATGGCTATCGCGTTTGAGGCTGAGTTCATGGCTGCATTCCGCAAGATGATGTCCGAAGCAGAACCGCGTGGCACTCGTTGGTATCACCCGAAAATGGGGATATTCCAAGCTATTGGCTGGGCTGGCGCATGAGTCCTGAACTACAGGCGGTGCTTCGCAAAAACAAGCAATCCATCTATCGCGCTGAGCACATCAGGAGTGGATCTAGTGGTGGTCGGATTGCCGTCAAGCACACCTCGGCTTTTGTACGGAGCCATGGCGGTAAAGTATTTTTCTTTAGCCTGCTTGTATGCGCCCTGCTCCCGATCGGGCAGGTGGAGGCCGAGGTCATTAAAGTTGATGGGGATCTTGCTACTTCTGACATCTTCACTCTTGAACCTTTCGCGCTCCTTCATGAGGAAAAGCTCGATCGGGTCAGAAACGGCGTTGAAGTCTTTTCGCCGATCTCTCCAGAGACTGAAGCTATGTCCCGCCCAGGCACCGATAGCAAGAGAGGCTCCAGTCCAGATGAGGGTGATTATCACAGTGTACTGTTCAAAAAATCGGATGAAGGTCATGGTGGATTTCCTGTTCCTAAGTTAATTCCAAGCATCGTGCTTCTGCTGGTCGTTGTAGGTTTTTGCCTTTCTGTTGGGAGTAAGTCCTCAGAGCGCCTTTGTGAAAAGGACCGGCGCTACAGAAAGCTACACAAGCTTAAAGCTAAACGCTTTTACCGTAAACACAGTGATAGTCCAGGCGCTCATTACAAGCTACCACGCCGCACGTTCTGCCAGTGGTTTTGGCGGTTCTAAGTGGGACCCATGGCCTATGAGCAGTTCGTCCAGGTAATCATGCCATCCGTATTTTGTCCTGAGGACAGTAAGTGGATCCAGGAAATGTTGCTAAAGCTCAATACCTCTCAGCGCCAGAAGGTGGCTATTCAGTATGCGGACGTATACCAAGAGGCATTCGATAACGAGCCTGTTTCCTACCGTCAGGAGAACCGTGCTCGACATGAGGCCAACAGCCGACTACGGGTACGTGCAGATCGGCATTCTCGTTCGGGTGTCGGGTATGCGGAAGCACCACCACTGGCGGCACAAGGGCGCTTTTCCAATGCCACGGCCCAAACCCCAGATCAGCGCCGAGGGTGAAGCGGATGCGAGTTGGGGATCGTGTTCTTGGAAAAAGCAAAAAATACCGATGTTTTCACCAGAGTAAAACCCAGAAAAACAGGGTCAAGGTCAACGGCGGATCGAGTCTTCGAGAACCTGACCATCAAGATATAAGAAGGGCGTTTTCTAAGTGTACTGATTTCAAAGGCTTTTTTTAAATAAATTGGACGGCCAGTGTCCGGTGACCGGACATATTGAAACAGCACTTTAAAAACAATGACTTACGACGATAAAGCGGACATCAGGTGTCCAGTTTTAGGACAAAAACAGGCTGGAGACTAAAAAATGAGCAATAGCAGCGGCAACAAAAAATTAGATTTCCTGAGGCTGTTCCGTGAGGGATGTGGACTCCTTCGTGGTCTGGTGCGTGAGAACCGCACCGCTGGTGAGCTTTTCCTGTATCTGGCAGAGAATGCCGACATGAACAGCGGTGCTGTAGCGGTAGACCAGAGCGTACTGGCCCACGAACTCAATTGCTCAGAGCGTCACGTACGCAGGGCGATCAAGATGCTGGAGGATGGTGGCTTTGTGCGTCGCCCGACAACAAACGTTTTCGCCATCAACCCTTCAATCATCTGGGGTGGATATGACAACAGCATGCGCTCATCGCTGTACATGACGATGGATCAGGGTGCCGCCAAAAAAGTACGTTACGTGTTTAACCCGAAATCCGGTAATGCCGTTGCTGCTTATGTCGGCATAGCACCGACTGAGGAGGGGGTTATCGAAGAGGCCCTGCAAGGCTTCCGTACAGAAAAAGCCACTCAGCGCAAAAAAGAAGAGCGGGCTGTGCTCGCAACACAACCCGCCCGGAACAACTGTGGAGATCTTGATGCTTAACATTCAACCGAAGGCCAAGCAGGTCACCGCGCTAAACATGCTACGCCGTGACTGGAAACAATACCGCACGTTCCTCCTGTCGGCAAGTGTGGGGTTTGGCAAAACCGCCATTGCGGCCTTCATCGCTGATGGGTTTGTATCGCGTGGCCTGCGTGTCATGTTCGTTGCGCCGTATACTCGCTCTGTTCCTGTTGCCGCTGCTGAGCGCTTGCGGAAACACGCAAATCAAATACGTTCAGGTGCCACAGGTACCGATACCAGCAAACTTACTTTCTGACTGCATTCCCCCAGAAATCCCCGAGATATTAACTTGGGGTAACAGCCTATTGCTGAATGACACCTTGCTAACGGTGATAGAGCAGTGCAACGCAGATAAGGCGAGCATTCGCAAGATTGAGGAGAGCAGAAATGGGTCTTGATTTGCCCGGCACAGGAACATTCATTGTATTTGGCTGCATCTGCGCCGTTGTTGGCTGGGGAGTGATTGAATTCATTCTGTGGCTATTCAGTTTCATTCACATCAGCATTGCTTGAAATAACCCAACAGGATAAATCATGACCGGCCAGCTGCAATGAGCCGTAAAGCCCCTACGCCGCCTCCGTACAAACCTGGCGATACAGTGAAGAGGCCAGCCGCACCGCCTCCACCTCCGCCACCACAGCGCCTCACAAAACCCCAAAAACCATAGATGAATCGGAGATCGAATATGAATACCCACGAATTAGCTAAAGCACTACTTGCAGGCCCTGACATTAACGTTTCCGTTGGCGTATACCAAAGGCCTGCTGATGGCAGCGATAAAGGCGGTGATGTTGAGTACTTCGCAACTAATGACATTGATATGAAAATTATCAATAACACGATGATTGTTACCGCGATCCTACCAGTCAGCTAATAAGCTGGTGGCATTTTATTTAATTCTGAAATCGGTGAGTGGCCAACGAGAAAAACAGCATAAACACGCTGTGTTGATATCGAGTGGTCTTTAAAATTCACGGGGTTTAACCCTAAATCCAAAATTCATCTAGCAGGAAATTCTAAAATGAGTAATGCGCGCACCTTTAAGACTGCAAATGAAGTGGTTGAACGCCTTAAGGACTATGGTTTCACTGATGAGTACGGACACAAGCTAGAGACGTGCGTGGAGTTCTTTGCGTTGGCGAATATGCTGACTACAGTTGACGATATTGATAAGCGGAATGACTCGCGGCGAATCAAGTGTTACCAGGTGGAGATTTACAATGGTGATTTACAGTCAGTTAAGGGTTTTAGTAAGAGCAAATGTTTGGATGCGGAAAATGGCTTCTTCCTCATTGACACTGAAGAAGACGGCATTTCATTGTTAGCCATAAGAGTGAGTGATTGTACTCATTACAAGGCATCGCCAATTTACGAGATGGCGGTCCGTTAATTTACGAAAAAGTGATAACAGGGAGTCGAAATGACGCTTACAGAAGAACAGAAGGCGCTTTTCGATGCCCTGACGCAGTTACAGCGTAGATTCGTTACAGCACTACTCGACGGTGCTAATCAGACCGGCGCATATCGAAAGGCTGGGGGCAAGGCAAAGACAGATGACGGGGCGAGAGCCTCAGCCAGTCAAATCTTAACAAATCATAACGTTCAAGCCTTCCTCCAGTCCGTACAGTACGAAACAGTCAACGAAGCCATCATGACCTACACGGAAGCGATGGAACGACTAACATTGATGGGGCGCACGACAATTCATGATATCGCCACGTTTGGCAATTATCAGATTGGTGAGGACGAGGAAGGGCAACCGGTCTTTCAGGCGTCGTGGAAATTTAAGGACTCCAAGAATATTAAGCCCGAACACCTGGCTGCCGTCGCTGAATTATCCACTGGCAAGGACGGACTAAAAATTAAGCTGCATGATCCGAAAGCTGCCATCAAGCAACTGGCTGAAATGCGCGGCTGGGAGGCACCGAAGAAAACCGAATTGACCGGCGCGAACGGTGGCCCTATCCAAACGTCAAACCTAACCCCGGATGAAGCCGCCGAGGCATATCGTAAGCTGATGGGGTAATTTTGGTAAACGTCCAGAAATAGCCGGTTCGACGAGTAAAACCTCTATGCAAAATATAGGTTAATTTATGCATCATTTATGCACTCGATTTTCTAACATTCTGCATCATTAACTCTGACAAATAAGCCTTTCGATTCATTATGTTGATGAGTGCTATACGCTCGGTGCGTGTAACATCCATTATGTTAAAAAGTCATTTTTCGTGCAATTTAGTGTAGTGATGATAGTGTCAGTAATAAATAAACAAAAATGTTTAATCTTCTATTGCGCATATAAGCAAAAATGTTTATACTTGTTTCAAGTTAAATAAACAGGAGGAGGAAGTGAAACAACGCGAGTTCCAGCGTTGGCTAGCGGGGCAAGGAGCTGAATTTTCGAATGGCACTAATCACTTGAAGATTTTCTTAAACGGCAAGCAAACGATAATGCCAAGACATCCGGGGAAAGAAATACCGGAGCCTCTGAGAAAAGCGATTCTTAAGCAACTTGGACTTAAATAATAAACCAGCCCTTCGGGGTTGGTTACTCGCGGAGATTCACTTAGTCAAATATGCGATATCCAATAAAATTTGAGCATGACGAAACCGGGTGGTGTATATCGTTCCCGGATATACCAGAAGCATTAACTGGCGGAGCTACAAAGGAAGAAGCGCTATCATTGGCGCAAGACGCCCTTGTAACGTCGTTTGATTTCTATTTTGAAGACCAGCGCCCGGTACCCATGCCAAGCACAGACGGTGAGGAGTTTATCGAGGTGCCTGCAAGCGTGGCCGCCAAAGTGCTATTGCTTAACGCTATGCTGGCTACAGGAACAACACCGGCAGAGCTTGCCCGTCGCCTGGGTACACGCCCGCAAGACGTTAACCGCATTGTTAATCTTGGGCACACGACAAAAATCGACACGATAGAAGCGGCGCTTAAGGCGCTAGGTAAGCGTTTAGAAATAAACGTTCTCTAAATATCGTCAACTTATCTAAAGGCTCGCCTCGGCGGGCTTTTTTTATGGAAAAAATTATGCCATTACCGTTTCCGTTTGACTTCAAGAACCCGGATTACACTCAGGTTTTTGAGTGGAGAATGGAGCGACTACAGCGCATACGCCAACAGCCTGAATTGCTGCCAGCCATGCGATCCGGAGGCCGCATTATTGCGCTATAGCAAAGCACTGGGGGGCATGAGCGCATTCAAAGCGCAGCGTATCGGGAAAATGATTGGCCTGGACGAGGGAACGATAGAATTACTGCGCAAAGGTAAAGTGAGTGTAGAGGAATTACTTAAAAAGCAGAAAGAGCAGGGGGTAATAACAAAAGAGCAGGTCGCGATGACGGATAAATTCAATCAGGATTTGCGAACACTTAAAATGAGTTTTACTGATTTAAAAACTAATATCGGAATGGGATTAATTCCAACATTTCAATATTTGCTTGATAAGTGGAACGCATTATCAAAATGGACATCTGAAAATAAAGATTTCGTGAAGGGATTCTTTATTGCGATTGCAGCTATCATTGTCGATTTTTATTTACCCGCGATGTTAAAAGCAGCAGCAGCAACGATAGCCGCAACGTGGCCTATTTTATTAATCGTTGCCGCCGTGGTTGCCGTTGCCGCTGCGTTCGCCCTCGCCTATGACGATGTAATGCACTTTCTGGACGGAAGCGGTTCTGTTATCGGCGAACTGTCGAAAAAATGGCCGTGGATCGGTGAGTTGGTGCTGGGTTTAGTCGCTGAATTGAAAAATCTCTGGGCGCAAATTGTCGCGGTCGGAGATGCGTTTATTTTAATGGTAACTAACCCTATTCAGTTTTTAAAAAACTTCGGCGCTGAAATTAGAGAATTACTGGATCTGCTATTTGGTGAGGGTGCTGGAGATAGTATTTTTAGCGCAATCGCGGATTCAGTCGGCGCGGCGTGGAATGGGATAAAGATATTAATTACAAGCGTTGTCGGCTTAGCCATGAAAGGGTTTGAAGCTATCGGTAACGCGTGGAAAAAAGTAAAAGGCTGGTTTGGCGCGGGCGAAGAAGAAGTTAATAACGCAAAAAACGCGGCAGCGGGGCAATCACAGCAGGGCTGGGAGACTCCGGGGGACGTAACGCACGGCGGCAAGGAGCAACTGGCGCAGGCATCAGCAAGCAGTGTGACGACAATGACGAGCAGCAGCATTACTAACAGCAAAGCAGCGAATAAAAATATTAATAATCGCGTCGATAAAATCGAAGTGATCACGCAAGCGACGGACGCGGAGGGGATCGCCCGTGACATCGGCAGTGAATATGGTAATGCAATGAGTCAGTACGCAGACGGGCTGGAAATATAATGAATGGAACAGAAATTTACGGTATCTATGACAGTGACTTTAACCTGATGTTTGAAAGCGCCATTAATATGACAGCCAGTGTTTTTGAAGGCTCTAAGTTAATGGAACACCCCATCGAAGATGGTTCAACAAAAACGGACCACAAAATAATACTGCCAGTTGAGATAGAAATTACGTTATGGATATCGGAAGCGCATTATAAAGACACGTACTCTGTAATTAAACAGGCTTTGTATAGTGACTCCAGCTTTCAAGTTAATACTCGCGTTGGAATTTATTCCAATATGATTTTATCTGAGATGCCGCACGAGGAATCACCCGATCAATCCGGTGCTATTATCATTACGTTGAGTTTGAAAGAAGCGGTTATTGTTACCACGCAATACCAGGCGTTAACGTCAAGAAAGGTTAAAGACTCGAAAGATACCAGCACTGTAAATCGCGGAGAGCAAAAACCGGTAAACAATGATTCGGTGGCGCAGACTGTATTTGGATAATGATATGAAGCAGTTAATTAAGTTGGAATCAACACCCAATCAATCATTAACGATTCGACTTGAAAACTCACGTTATGAAATAGTCTTGAATACGTTAAATGATGACTTGTTAAGTATATCCATTTTTCGTAATGGCATAAACTTAGTTAAAGGGATAAGAGTAATGCCGTATACCTTACTCTTGCCCAAGCATTTGCAGCTTAATTATGGAAACTTTTACTTTAATACCCCCGATGATGAATACCCGCATTATGAAAGATTTATAGATAACCATCGTTTTTATTATATTCCCGCCGCCGAGGTGTAAATCATGGAGCTAGACCCGCGCATAATCTCGTTATCAATAGAGATAGATGGCAAGTTACACGTTTACACCGATCTCTATATATCAGCATCCGGGCAAAAAACGGCAGGTTCGTTACAAAATGAATGCACGATAAAAATTGCTAATCTTAAACAGTCTGACCGCAATTTTCTGATCACAGAAACATCACCGCTCAATCGCCCGCGCAGGCGCAAGAAAATTATTCTGTTCGCCGGACGTAAAAGCTACGGCACGTTTAAGGTTTTTGAAGGGGACATTATCGGATGTACCCCGAGCCAGCCACCCGACATCATGCTCACAATGAAGGCGCGTACCGGGGCTTTCTTTATGACCGACCTGCTCAGCTCAAGTTATGCCGCCACGGTGCCACTCAGCAAAATAGCCGCCGACACTGCACAGAGCATGGATTTAACCCTCGATTTTCAGGCATCGGACAAGAATATCAGTAATTACAATTTCACCGGGGCTAAGCTAAAACAGGTTGATAAGCTGGGTAGCGCAGGCAGCTATAACGCTTACATCGATGATGATCGCTTGATTATAAAAAACAGAGATGCGCCGCTACTTAATGAGGCCGTCACGCTCAATAAAAATACAGGCATGATTGGCGTCCCTGAGGTCACGGAAGAGGGCGTTAAAGTGAAATACCTGCTTGATCCGTCGAGCCGTCCGGGGGCCAGCCTGACCATAGAAAGTGATTTAAATCCGGCAGCTAATGGCACCTTTGTTATTTACAAACTCAGTTATGACATCAGTAACCGAGACACGCCTTTTTATCACACCGCTGAATGTCGGAGGTTGGGACTATGGCAGACACTACTTTAACCGATATTGACCCGGCGTTAACCGGCTCGCTATCTGGCACGTTGGAATACGTTTTCAAGAAGATGCTACAGGGAATAGATGGCCAGCTCCCCGCGCAGGTGATCAGCTACGACCGCGTGACCAATCGCGCCACGGTTCAACCGCTTATCAGTCGCGTGACGACAGCGGGTGAGGCAGTAGAGCGCGGGACGGTTGCCAGTATGCCTGTGCTAGCGCTGGGTGGGGGTGAGTTCAATATCTCATTTCCACTAAAAGCGGGGGATCGGGGCTGGATAGAGGCCAGTGACAGGGATATTTCTCTTTACCTGCAAACCACCCGGCAATCAAAACCCAACACCTTACGCATGCATGAATTTTCTGACGGGCGTTTTATTCCTGATGTTTTTGCCGACTATGAATTACCGGACGGACATGATGAGGCGCTGGTTATTCAGCATAAATCCGGACAGACGTGGATCGGCGTAAAAGAGGCGGAAATCAGTTTAAAGGTCGGCAGTGCGGAATTTACATTAACAGAAGACCGCATAACCCTGACGGCGGGTGGCAACGCGTTTGTTGTCAGTGCCGAGGGTGCTAAACACAATGGCGTTAATGTTGGCGGCACCCACCGGCACAGTGGCGTACAGGGCGGCAATGAGAGCACGGGAGACCCACAATGAATACTTTAAGTCTGGCATTAAACGATAAGCATCGATTGTATTTAGATGCAGCGGGAAATTTAGCTGTTGTTACTAATCTGGCTGCCTGTTTGCAGAACTGCAAAACAGCGATGCTGGCCCAGCGAAATGAAATGATATACGCCATGGATGAGGGCATTCCCTACCGCGAAACACTGTGGGACCAATACCGGCCCGCACAATTTGAAGCTGCCGCCCGTGCCGCACTCAAGGCTATTACTGGCGTAAAGCAAATCACGTCTTTTTCAATATCCCGCACAGGCAATGAT